CATTTACTGCAGCAGGTGGTAACTGGGGTACAATTACTCACATTGGTATTTTTGATGCTTCATCAGCAGGTAACCTATTATGGCATGGTTCTATGACAGCATCTAAAGTTGTTAACGATGGAGACACATTACAGTTCTCAACTGGTAACATTGACCTTACAATAGCTTAAGGAAATATAAATGGCAGACGGCTTTCGAATACTCGAAAATGGCGACATTCGTATTACGCAGTCGTCTGACACTCGAATTACTGAAAACTTTGTAGAAGCTTTTGCAAGTGTATCAGCTTCTAGTAGTACAAGTTCTGTAGGTTTAATTACTAAGTATGGTTTTTCTGATTTAGATGTTTTAGGTTCTAAAATATCAGCAGCAGAAAGAACTGTATTTGGTTATAGTGAATTTAATAGTACAGGTACTATAGCTGATGTAGTTACTATGAACTACTCAGGAGCTAGCTCATTAACAGGGACAGCTACACTAGCTCCTTTAGGTACAGGTAGATCTCAAGCAGAAGTATTATTATTAGGTGAAGCAAGTACTACTATTTATCCTAATACAACAAGTCTTGTATTTAGTAGTTTACAATCGATAGGTAGTAAATTAGGAATTGGTACAAGGATTCAATTCCCTACAGTTAGTCTTGTAAGTGCAGGAGCTGTATCTGCTATAGGTTATAGAAATCAATTAGCAGAATCAAGTTTAACAACACAAGGTTCTAAACTTTCTGTAGGTATTAGAATACAATATGGTCTGTTTGATAAAACAGGCACAGGTACTTTAAGTCCTAGTGCTATTAAAATACTTAAGGGTGCTTTTACTTCAGCAGAAGAAACAGGTACTCGTATTTTAGAAAATGGAGATACTAGAATTACTGAAGCAGGAGATACTAGGATTACTGCAATTTTATATGGTAATATTGGAGAAGCTAGTATTGTAGGTGATGCAACTAAAACATTCTTTAGTTCTCAGCCTTACTATAAAGATGCAGGATCTTGGAAAGACATGCTTCCTTATGTTAAATGGAATGGAGCATGGACTGGTAATATTAAAATCTATAAACACACTAACGGAGCTTGGAAGAGGAGTTATTAAACTATGGCAAACATTAAAATATCAGACTTGACTGCTGCATCGGCTGCTGCTGATGCTAACGAGTTTGAGATAAACGAAGCAGGTACCAGTAAGAAAGTTACTGGATCACAAATTAAAGCATTTGTTAATTCTGGAGACGGAGCATTAGCATCTAAAAATACAGTAGCTACAGCAGACATTGATAACTTAGCAGTTACTAATGCTAAATTAGGAAATGATTCTGTAACTAATGCAAAAATTGCAACTGATGCAGTTAATGCTGATTCTATTGCTGCTAATGCTGTAGGGGCTTCTGAACTTAATGTTCCAGGTAATGGTACTTCAGGTCAATATTTAGCATCTGATGGTGATGGTACAATGACATGGACTACTCTTGCTGCAGGAGGTGGTTTTACAAATATACAAACTTTTACATCGCCAGGAACTTGGACTAATCCAGGTAATATAGATAAAGTTAAAGTAACTGTAACTGCTGCAGGTGGTGGTGGAGGAGGTGGTGCTAATGCTGCACAAATTGGTGCAGGAGGCGGAGGTGCAGGAGGCACAGCAATAGAAATTATACCTTTTCCAACTGCAACTAATGTTCCTGTAACTATCGGTACTGGAGGAGCTTCAGGAGTTCGTGGTAACAATAGTGGTACTGTAGGAGGCACAGGCGGAACTTCATCTTTTGGTGCATACTGTTCAGCAACAGGAGGTGAAGGAGGTCAAGGAACAGGTTTCATATCTAATCCAGGTTTCTATGGTTTAGGTGGTAATGGTGGCGTTGCTACTGGTGGTCAAGTAAATGCAACTGGCGGTGACGGAGCATCTGGATTTGGTCCATACTCACCTAACAATATTAACTTCGGTGGTGTAGGTGGAGCATCTTACTATGGCTCTGGTGGTAGAGGCGGTGGTTACCAAGACAATGGTGGAGCTATTCCTGGACAATCTGGTAAAGCATATGGTTCTGGCGGCGGTGGTGGTGGTCGTCCAGCTATTAATGGTGGTGCAGGTGCCGCAGGTATTGTTATTGTTGAATATTAATTAAGGAATTAAAAATGGCAAAAAAAGCATTAGTAAGCACTATCGAGCCAAGAGGTAAAGATAATGCAGGCTATAGAGTATTAGAAGTAGTAGATGCTACTAATACTTTTAATGTACATTCAAGTTTACAATGGCATGATTGTGCTGATACAGTGATACCTGATATGTATTGGTATGATCCAATTTTATCTTCATTTAAAAAATTACCTATAGCAGTAGATCAGTCTACAGCAGGTGAGTTAGCAGTTGATGCTGATGGTAATCGAACAGAAGCATACGAATGGGACTGGGATACTGAAACTTGGAGTAAACAAAGTATTTCTTAAATAAATAGAAAGGATAATCGTGACCAACGATTTTGATAAAAATGGATACGTCCATTTAAAAGGTTTTTTAGATGAAGGTAATTGTAAAGAACTTACTCAAGAGTTAAATAATTATATAACAAAAGGAAAAACAGAAAAAGATTCTCAATGTCCTTTGTCAGAAGCTATACATGGAACAGAAACCTTTGATCAATTACTTGTAGATTTATTACCTCACTTTGAAAAAGCATGTGGTAAACGTCTTTACCCTACTTACTCTTATGCTAGATTATATAAACCTGGTGAGGAGTTAAAGAAGCATACTGATAGACCTGCTTGTGAAATATCAGCAACAATTACATTAGGTTTTGAAGGTGATATATGGTCTATTTACATGGCAGGTAATAAAGTAAATATGCAAGTTGGTGATGCTGTTTTGTATCGTGGCATGGAAGTAGAACACTGGAGAGAAAAATATACTGAAGGTCAATGGCAGGCTCAAGTATTCTTACATTATGTCAATGCTGATGGACCTCATGCAGATCAGAAATATGATGGTCGAGAGTCATTAGGTATTTCTAAAACAGAAAAACAAGACAGAGTATTAACAGACTGTGCTGTATTTGAAGCACATATTTCTGACAGCTTCTGTGAAAACTTAATTAATACTTACTCACAAGATAATATTGCTAAAGAACCTCCAGTTATTGGTGGTGGCACAGGTAATATAGATAAAAACATTCGTGATACAGAGCGAGTATTACTTCCACAGAATGTAGGCATTGGTGCTACACTCACAGCTACAGGACTTAATGCTAATAACTATTGGTGGCAATATCACATTACTAATACAAACCAAACTGAGTTATTAATCTACAAACCTAATGGACATTATAATCCTCATGTAGATACATTTCATCAACATGGTGAAGCTAGAAAGTTAACAGCACTAGCATTTCTTAATGATGATTATGAAGGTGGTAAGTTCTTTTTAAATGCAACTGGGAGCTTATACTATCCACCACAGAAAAAAGGAACTGTATTAGTATTTCCTAGCTACATGGTGCATGGTGTTGAACCTGTAACCAAAGGTATTAGATATAGCTGCGTAACATGGCTAGTAGGACCTTATTTTAAATGATAATTAAATCAATACCTTTTTTTTATATTAAAATATTTATTAATGATTATTTAAAATACAAAGATAAATTATTAAAATTAATTAATCAAGCTAATATAAATAATACTTTAAAAGAGTCTAAAACTGATTTTAATTTAGATCAAAGTAATCATGAATATAAATATATATTTTACTCTATGATTAAATCTGCTATGCTAGATATTAAAAAAGAATTATCATTTAATGACTATATAGTAAAGATTATTACTAATAATATATGGTTTGCTCAATATAATAAAAATAACTATCATAATTGGCATACTCATAGTAATACAAATTTTAGTAATATATTTTATTTAGAGAATGAAACAAATATAACAACTACTTTTTATGATTTTATTAATAAAAAAGAATATAATATTAAAACAAAAGAAGGTGATTTATTAATGTTTCCAGGATACATAATTCATAAATCAAATATAAACAAAACAGATAAAAGAAAAACAGTAATTGTTTTTAATAGTAATATTGAAAAGGAATAATAATGCAATTTATACAAGTATACAAAAAAGCATTTAGTGATGAGTTCTGTAAAAAAGTTATAGATTATTATAATGCAGTAGAAGAAGGTGGTTTTACTCTTAATCGTCAAGACCATGATAATGCCTCTAAAATGGATAAAGAAGATAATGCAACATTTATTCCACACCTTCCATTAGGACATACAGAAAAAGAAGTAATGAATGAATTTACTAGCGTGTTTTGGGGAAATTGTTATAAAGAGTATGCAGATAAATTTGCCGCATTAAAAACATGTGCTCAACATAAATCTTATACAATGAAGGTACAAAAGACCAAGCCAGGACAAGGTTATCATGTTTGGCATAGTGAAGTAACAAGTAGAGATAATTGTGAAAGATTATTAACATGGACTGTTTATCTTAATGATGAGTTTGAAGCAGGTGAAACAGAGTTTCTTTATCAACAATACAGATACAAACCAAGTAAAGGTGACTGCATAATATTTCCTACAGCTTATACACATACACACAGAGGAAACCCACCTATTGGTGGAGACAAATATATTATAACAGGATGGGTAGAATTTTAATATGACAACAGCAAATGAAGTAAATCAAAAAATGGAATCGCATGAAGAGTTATGTGCTGAAAGGTATGCAACAATTCATGCTCGTTTAGATCGTATTGAAGCTATGTTAAACAAATTAATATGGGGAGCATTAGCAGGATTTGGAGCTGTTGTAATTACTGTTATAGCTCATAATATATAATGTTAACTAGACTATGTCAATTATTAAGGAGAAAACAAAATGGGTTTGATACTTCATTTGATTTCAATTTGTGTGATACTCGTGGCTTACGAAATTATCCGAGATCCACTCCACGCTCTCAAAGAAACTATACAATTAAAAACAATAAAAATGTACACTGTTCTCAAGGAGACTGCGTTACGACTGAAGGAGATTGTGTTTAAGTGAAAAAATACTTATCAGTATTTTCTAAACGATTAAGTGAATCAACTATTTCATGTATGGTTGCTATGACTCAAGGTAATTTACTTATTATGACACTTGATCATTGGCAAAAAGCACTACAAGTAGGAACAGTAGCTTCATTAGCTACAATATTATTTATATTAATAGATAAAGAACATATTACAAAAAGTAAGTTTGCTATGGCAGGAGTTATTGGATTCTTTACAGCTATTGCAGATTTTATATTACATCCATCAGGTTTTGGTGGACCAACAACAGAAGCAGTAGTTACAGGTATAGGAGCAGGTTTATTATGTTTAGCTATGACTTCTGTATGGAGAACAAATGATTAACGCTATTTTACCATTAGTATCTACCGTATTAGACAGAGTTATACCAGACAATAATGCAAAAGAAAAAGCTAAACAAGAAATTGAAAAAACTCTTATCGCTAATGCAACTCAGATTAGTCTTGCTCAAGCTGAAACGAATAAAATTGAAGCTGCTCATCGCAGCGTTTGGGTTGCTGGCTGGCGTCCTTGCCTTGGGTGGATCTCTGCTCTTAGTTTTCTTTTCATGTTTATACTCCAACCATTGGCTCAGTGGGTGTCAGCATTACTTGGCTTGGTTGTAGTATTACCTGAATTTCAAACAGATGTATTAATGGAGTTAACCTTTGCTATGCTAGGGTTAGCAGGTTTAAGAACTTATGAGAAACAGAAAGGCTTAACAAAGTAATGGCTAAAGATCCAAAACTAGAAAGAGCTGGAGTATCAGGTTATAACAAACCAAAACGTACTCCTAACCATCCTAAAAAATCTCATGTGGTTGTAGCTAAAGTAGGAGATAAGACTAAACTAATACGCTTTGGTCAACAAGGTGTAAAGGGAGCTGGTAAAAATCCTACATCTGCTAAAGACAAAGCACGTAAGAGATCTTACTATGCTAGACATAATGCTCAAGACTCTAGCCCAGATAAAATGAGTGCTAGATACTGGAGTCATAAAGTTAAATGGTAGCTACTAAAAAGAAAAGTACAGTTAATAAAGCAGGTAACTATACTAAACCTACAATGCGTAAAGCATTATTTAATAAGATTAAAGCAGGAGATAAAGGTGGTAAACCTGGTCAATGGTCAGCACGTAAAGCTCAAATGTTGGCTAAACAATATAAAGAAAAAGGTGGAGGCTATAAGTAATGGCTTTAGCTAAATCACAAAAGAGTTTAAAAGCCTGGACTAAACAGAAGTGGAGAACTTCTGATGGTACTAAGAGTGAAGGAAAAAAACGATACCTACCTGATGCTGCTTGGAAAGCATTAACACCTGCTGAAAAGAAAGCTACAAACGCAGCTAAGGCTGCAGGTAATCGTAAAGGTAAACAATTTGTATCACAACCAGATAGTGTTAAAAAGAAAACAGCTAAATATAGAAAGATAAAATAATGCCACTTAAAAAAGGTACATCTAAAAAAACTATATCTGCTAATATTAAAAAAGAAATTAAAGCAGGTAAGCCTCAGAAACAAGCAGTGGCTATTGCATTATCTAAAGCAGGTAAATCTAAAAAGAGAAAATAATGAGTCAGATTGACCAAATCAGAGAGGCAGCAGAAGCAGACCTGTTGACTTTTATACGACTAGTTGCACCTCACTTAATGCTCGGTGCTGTACATGAAGAACTTATTTCATGGTGGCAACGACAAGATGCTAAAGAAAATCAATTAGTTTTATTACCTCGTGGTCATATGAAGTCAAAACTTATAGCATATAGAACTGCATGGTGGTTAACTAAACATCCTGAAACTACTATATTATATGTGTCAGCTACTGCTGACTTAGCAGAAAAACAATTGTATGCTATTAAAAATATTATAGATAGTCCAATATATCGTAGATATTGGAAAGACATGATTAATGAAGAGGAAGGTAAACGAGAGAAGTGGGCTGTAGCAGAAATAGCAGTTGATCATCCTAAACGTAAACTAGAAGGAGTCAGAGATGCTAGTGTTAAAGCTGTCGGACTTACTAGTAATACTACTGGTTTCCATGCCGATGTTGTTGTTCTTG